TCATACGATCCCCCGCCACCAAGGCCCCCCAACGCTTCTCTGCGAGACTCAGCGGCTAACTCGCGACGAACCTGCTCGTCTATCCGTTCTCGTGTAGCCCCGCGGGCCGCTTGCGCTTCCGCCCCACTTGCGGTGTTCTCAATGCTGACGGCAATAGCATCTTGAAAAGTAAGGTCTTGTTGTTCGTCTAGTCTATCGCTCGCCACTATTTAGCTCCTTTAACGTTGTTTTGTATTGCTCTCGTGATATGTCCCCATTCTCAAACGCTTCGGTTAACTCCGCTTGCGTTTTGTACGTTGCGGCCTCCGGCCCCTCCATTGCTTCCCGAAGTGCCGGATACACGTTTTGCTCAGCGTATTGCTTTAACTCAAGCGTCGTTTTTATCTCGCCACGCTCGTAAGCGTCCGCCATGGCTTCCATTTGGGTAGCAATTAGCTCATCGGCATTGGCTTCTCTTTCTGTACTTTGCCCTGTTGATGCCGCCGCAAACGCCGCAAACACATCAAGCGGCTTGCCGCCGACAATTGAGTACATCCGCTCTTTAATGATATTCATCGCCGGTGACTGAAAAAACTCATTTTCTTGCTGTTTTATTGTATTCATGACATACGTCAAATCGCCCGAGCTCAACCCAGCGGGATGCTCCCCCCTTAAAATTTCCTCTTTAACAACTTGGCCATCGCCTTGGTAAACCCGAAGCGTCAAGTTTCGTTTAAGTAACGGATCCGTCTCCGTCGCTTGGTTTTGAAGACTTTGGCTAAACTCTCTTAATTGCTTTCGCTCTTGAAACGTTTTACCAGTAGATACAAACGCTTCTGCTGCTGCATCAAAATTAGGATCGCTAGGATCAATACCTATCAACTGCTCGCCACGTACAAGCTGTCGCTCAACGCGTTGCTGTTCTTGTTGCTTCTCCGCATAGCTCTCTGCCTGTAGTTGTGTGTTAAACGCTTGTTTAACTCTTTCAGCAGCTTTTAGTTTTACGTCGTCGGGTAACGTATCAAACGCCTCATTGCCTGTGTCACCTGTTTGTACTGCGGCCATGAAGCCAATCATATCGTCTTGCCCAATGGCATACGTAGTAAGCTGGGACACTTGAATACTCTCAATTTCTGCCGCACGCTCCACTGCATACTTCCGCTCCAATAACTCAACCTGCTCTGGCGTTTGATACCCCTTTTGCAACACCTCACTTTGCAACCGGCGTTCCCGACTGTCTTCAAGCTCCCCCAAATAAATTGCAGTTAATTGTTGCCCTTCTGGCGTAGACACGTCGACATTTTTTAAACGTTCAACAAGCTGTTCATGATGGCTTTCATTTGCTTTTTGTTGATCTAATTGTAGATTTTTACTAAACGTCTCACGGGATTTAACCAACTGTTGGTTAACAATTGCGTTGCTCATTACAGTTAGCCGGGCTCTATATTGCTCGGGAGCTTCGCTAACTAGCGCGTCCACATACGCCGTTGCTAAACCTTGGGCCTTATCTGGGTTTGGGTTTTCATCAAAAAGTCGGACAACATTTGTTTGAACCTCAGAAGCCGCCGACGTATAATACAGATCGGCAGTGGCTTGTTGGGCAATAAGATTTTGACGCTGAAACGCCACAAGTGTTGAACTAGCCAACCCAAGTACACGCTGTTTAGCTTGCTCTGCGCCTGCAATTCCCGCCGGTGTAACCGACGGAGCTTGGACCGGAGCCGACCGCAATGACACGCCTTGCCCCCCATATCGCGGTGTTCGAGAAGCTAAACTCACCGGGCCCCCCCTCGCATACCGTAATACGACGTAAGCCCAGCCAACGGTGCCCCCAGTAGCCCACTAGTCCGAGCTGCGCCTGCCGCATACCCATATTGCTTTGCTTGGGCCCGCTCCTGAGCAATGCTTGTTCGCAACCCAAGCTCTCGCGTAGACGTAAACAGTTTGCCTAATCGGTCTGCCCGCGCTACTTTACCGACGTCTGCGGTTTGCAACGCCTCAAATGACCGGCCAGATACCCCAGCCGATCCGAACGCCGCTTGTTGTGCCGACATAACTTCTCGCAATTGTTGCTGCCGTTGTAGCTCGTCTTCCGCCGCTTGCGTTTTCTCCGCCTGTACTTGTAGTGCCAATTGTTTTGCTTGCAATTCAGATTGTCGTTTTTGAAACTGAGCCATGTTTGCTTGCGCTTGCGACTGGCTATACACCGAGTACGCTGATATTGCTGCTATAATTGCTACGAATGGTACTGCCATAATTACTCCTATTTTACCTCAACTAGGGTCCCTAATACAATAAACTCCAAAGGTTCAGTTTGGGTAATAGTTATCGTTGGCTCTCGATCGACACCGTTTAAATACACTTTTTTATACCCAGAAAAAGTTTGAATGGGCGAGTCTAGTAAATCGCCAAACTGTCGAAACGCCGGTAGGTAGGTGTTATTTAAAAATTTTACAGATATGTTCCTAGAATTGTGCAACCGAATCTGAGCACTAACTAGCCGCCGGTATTGGCCAGCCATTGAATAGCCGCCAAGATCCACATCAATCGGCAACGTCTCAATGCTCGCTGAAAAATTAATACCGGCTTCAATAGCACTAACTTTTTGGGAACTTGTAAAATTACCACTAGCAATCGTGACGTTTTGTAAAATGTAATCGTCTCCCCGCACCTTAACCGTCTCCCCATCTAAATGCCCGTAGCCGGTCCACGTATCCGTAGGCGAGCCGCTAGTTGAAAGTTTAGACGCGTCCATATACGCAGCCTCGTTAAACTTCTCAATGTACCGTACTGTGCCCCCGTTAATGGTACGTTTAACCACGACATAGACAACTTCATTAACGACCGTGACATCTTCAAATTCACCCTCAGTTGTGAACAAACTCCATGCTGCCAGCCCAACCGAACGCAATGCACTAAATACCGCAATCGTTCCGTCGGTATTTAACAGATAAACAAAATCGGCAGGCACCGTACTAGTCGCTTTTCTTACGACCAAACTCCGAGAAGCGTTAATCAAATGCGACGAATATATCGAAACGTTGGCCGCATTATAACTTTTTTCAACATCGTTGTATACAAACTCTCGGATAACACGACCATTGTTTTGAACAAAAATCGTTGCGCCATCCACCGACACCGGCGTAACGGCACTAGCCCCATGGCCAGTCGCCGGTAACACCGATATGTTCTCTGGCGTAATCGGCTCGGTATCTCGGTTCGGTATGTAGTATTCGCCCGCCGTAGTAAAAATTTGAAACGTCCGCCCCGGGTACACTCGCTGAATCGCATTAAGCTCGTCACTATCCAAAGTCACATCAATCGCGTCGGCAGCATTACTCCCATTAAGATCAAAGTTGTAAAAATAACTAACCTTAGACCCCCAAAGCGTTTGTGGACGCGATTTGCTTCCACCAAACCACAGCCGCGATTGATAAAATGTTAAACTAACCGGCCACCCACGACTTGCGCTCCATGCCGGTTCGTACCCCGACTCGTACTCCCACTCGCCCGCGTCAATCGACGTACCCGGAAAATCAACGTGAACATCCCCAATAACTTGGGTTGCGCTGACATATTGCGTAATAAACAATATGCCGCCTTTCTTCCCAATTATGTACTGGTTAACGCTGCTTGCGCTAAATACATTGTGCGTAGAAGTTGCGGTAACGTCTCGCCCGCTAACCGAAGCTAACGTTAAATGATTGGTTGCGGGCTCCGTCACGGTCACGCCAGTAAACGCATACACCGGAATGTGCTCAAACGTAATGTAAGCCGCTGTCCATGCTGTATGCGACGTTCGCTGAATTTGAATCGGCGCAACATCCGGGTGCACTAAAATTAAAGTGTCCGCTGATTGCGTAAAATCCATCTCTCTTATTTGCGATACGGTTAGCGTAGATATTGGCGCGCTGCTAACCGTCGCTTGCAAAACATCATCTTTATACACTTTGAACTCGCCAGCCGTAAACACCAACAAATATGTTTGAATGTTGTTAAACTCAAAATTAATTAAACGAGCTTCTTGGTTCGACGTTGTGGCAGCAACATACTCTAGTCCTTCCCGTCGAAACGCATACCCCTCGGGGCTTACGTACACGTTCCTCAATTGCTTAGCCGAATCCGAATACCGCTCCCGCCGAATATCCATTATTGACGTAGGGCTAATCTCGCCCCCCACGAACGATCGTTGTGCGGCTATAAGTTTTGTTTTACGAGCCATTAGCTCCTAACCGCAAGATAACTTTGCGTTCCCGGTGACGTTCCCGTGCCCCCTGAGTTTTGAGAATCTATTAACTTAGCGTCAATCAATTGCTGTTTTAATAGATTGCCATAGACCATCGCTTTATCGGAGTCTTCTTGTAACGCAATCGCCAATAGTCGAGCCATAGCAAACTCAAGCGCACGGGCAAAATAGGCCGGGAACTTATTTTCTGGCGGGGCGAACGCATACGTAATTTTCAATGCCGTTGCGTTACAGTATATTTTATCCTCGTGAATTTCGTAGTCTAACGTAGCTGGGTTCTTCTTAACCAACCGTAAATAGTTAGCTGGCAATTGAAACGCCGAAGAAAACCCATATAGCGGAGCGGCCGCTAATTTATTAAGCTCAACTTGGTTAATCGCAAACCGCCAAGGATGGCTCTGTAACAAGCCATCCTTAGTCGTGTCATACAACGCTTTACATAGTTTAGCCTCGCGCGTACTGTCTGAAAACGACGTGATCTCGTCGGCTCCAATTAAGAGTAACGCAGCGGTGCACAAGCTAACTTTTGTAAGCGTCATAAGCTCTAGTCTGAGTCAGTAGCTGTGATAACAAGCCCATTGGTTACGTCAACGACGCCGCCAGTGTTGCTGTTAACAACATTAAAACTGTGAACCGGGGTTCCGCCAGTTGAAGACACAACAAGAATTATGTCGTTCACTTTCAAGTTTACGGACCGATCATTAAAATACCCGGCTGCTCGAATTACAGACAACGCATCGGGCGAGCTGTAAATAAACAAATCGGGAGTCTCCTGTCCGTATTGAGTTATTGCTTTAAATGAATTAATATCAAATGCCATTTACCTGTCCTCCTTATGACTCGTCAGTAGTAATCTTAACGACACCTAACTGATCGATAACGCCAGCTTCCGCCGAAAAATACATAACAATCTCGTCAGATATAATATTTGCATTATATTCTACGCGCATTGTAAAGTCTCGGTTCATTACATAACCTACCGCGCTTTTAGCATACGCAAAGTTTGTTCGGTCATTAGTAGCCAAAGGCAGCCCGCCTTCCTCTCCGTTATTCCCGATAAATTTAAAATCAAACCCGTAAAAGCTGGCGATACTGCCGTTAACCAAAGTTTTGACCGCGCTCGTATCAATCGTTTTCACGTCAGTTTCTTGAGTTAAGTGGTGCTTACCTCGCACTCCTGCGACAATGTAGCGAGAATCCTCGTCAGCCCCGTCCTCGTCAAGCAATAGTGCTGATTGAGCAATCATTGCAACGTTTAAGTTATCATTACTACCAGATATGTTTTTAGCAACAGTTTTTGACGGAGAAGACGCAACCAAAGCGTCAATGATAATCTGGTCTTCTTTTCGGCGACAAGCTCCGGTAATTGCCGGTTTTAACTCCGAAAGCGCATCGTAGGGAACTTCGCTTTTTAGAAAATCATCACACTGAACACGACCTGCGTATCGTTTGATTGTGATTGTTACTTTAGTGACCGGAGGGTTACTAACTAAAACTTCCGTAGCAACAGCGTGCTCGGTCATTCGCATCGCTCCGTATTTTGTAAACTGATGCGACTCTCCGCCTGTAGTTTTAACCCGTACAGTATCTCTTAATTTCCCACCATTTTCAATAAATTCGTGATGAACATCCGCTTCAAATGTTTTGAATTGGACTGTGTTTAAAATATTATATGACATGATTTATCCTCAATTCTTAACAACTAGTACAACAGTCGAATTGGGTTATCGCCACTTAGCGGGCCTCATCTGCCATTTAAAGTTTGGGTCAACTTTAGCTTTTATGGGCTTCGTAAAAAGGTTGCCATAAAAAAACTACAAATATTATAACTTACTTTTTTTTAATTGTCAAGTTTTGCTCCATTCGCAACAAAGTAATTTCGCATCTTACCTAAATACTCTTTTTGCTTGTCTGGGTACGCCTCAAACAAATGTGCATTTTCTTTATGATACTTTCTAGCTTCTACTAAAAGCTCGTCAGCCGATTGTTTTGGGGCTGCGGCTGCGTTGCCTGATGGAATAGTTAAATTCTGTTTAACTAGATTTCGGTGTAAAAAATCCAATGCCTCTCCACTCACCGCTATGCTATCCAATATTTTCTGGTCTTCTTCGCTTAGGCCACTCTTATAGTTATTAAGCTCACCAAGCACTTGCTCTTTTCGATGCCCAAGTTTTAACAGCTCGTCTTCGGGGTTAGCTTTCGCCGCTTCTATTGACTCTAAATAGCTTCCCAGCACCCCTTCGGCTTGCTCTTTATTTAATCCATTTTTCTTGAAAACCTCTGCAAGATACGGCAAGTCTAAAGTTTCGCTTAACTCTTTGTACTTCTCTAACTGCCCGCCCTCTTCAAAATTAAAATCGTAATTTTCTGGCGCGGCGTATTTGGACTCCATCTCTTTAACGTTCTTACGCAACTCCCCAATGTACTTACTTTGTTCGCTATAAGCAGCCGCTAGATCGCCAGCTGTTTTATACTTACCCCCCAATAAATCCGCTGTTTCCGCCTCCGCACTAATAGCTTCTACACTTTCTGCTTGCGCGTTTTCTGTTTCTACTGCTTCTGCTGTTTCTGTTGGGGTCTGAAGTAATGACATTAATTAGCCTCCTTAGCTTTATTTTTCACTTGCTCTAAAAGTCGTTTAAGTTGTCGTACTACACTGTTTTGTCCTTCTCGTTGTGCTGCTGCCATTAAAGTATTGCCACTATCGGGGTGCACCATCTGAATAACTGGTTTCCCAATTGTGTTATTTTCCAAAATTTTCAACGCTTGTTGCCCGTCCGGGGTTCTAAGTAGCCGAATTAACACTAGTTTTTCCTCGTCGCTAAACGGTATTTGTATCATTGCGCTGCCTCTGGCGTTTGTTGACCTAGCTGTTGCTGCGCCATGCCAATAATGTTCTGTTGAATTTGGGCGGATTGTTCTTCCGTGGGTACAAGTCCCGCCGGTAAACTCAAATGTGTAGCGATTTTACGGGCGTATTCTGCTGTGTTTAACACCGTCTCTAGCATTTCAGGCCCTTTAATCTCCATCATGTGCCGCGAATAGCGCATTAGATTAAGTATTTCTTCTTCCTCTTGCAACGTGGCCAACGGGGACAGACTTTGAACGTCAATCTCGAGCCCATTTACCCGAAACTGCCCAAGCGACACAAGCGGGTTACCCTCTGGGTCGCTTACTTTTTCTAAACATTTTAACGACACGTCAACTGTTTTTGCCACAAGCTCTCTAAACAGCCGCCCAAACGAGGAGCCCGATCGATTGGCGTACTCCTGCTGGCGAATCGTTTGCTCTGTAGCGGTCTTCACAGGTGCGTCAATCGGGCCTAGCGGGTCGGTAAATAGCATCTCGTTAATGTTTTTCCGCAAGTCTTCCACAATAATCCGTTGTAAATTAGAATACGGAGGTGGGTTTAAGTATTGAATTTTTGGCCCCGCCATATCCCAGTACACCGGTATTGCAATACCCGGTTCCAGTTTCATGTTCTCTAAACTCATAACGCCATCATCGCCAACAAGCAACGGCGGCTGCCCAGTCATTGCTGCTGCGGTTAAGTCAAATTGTATCGACTTGTTAAGCGTTTTAATATCCGGTAGCGCATACAACAACGGGCCGCGGCCATACCACTCGCCGGCAACCACGGACCATCGAAAAACCACCCAAGGTAAAAAGTCTTCTTCGCGCTCTACAAGTAAGTGCTTGCCTTTGGTCGCCAAAATACAATACTTAAACCCCATAACCTTCTCAGTTTTTTGCACTCCGTCGATTATATAGGTTGCCGTGATTTCTTCGGGATACATGCCCTCTATCAGCTCGCACTCGTCCATGGGTTTTTCTGCGTAGGCGTCTTGCATTTCTTTGGGTATTTTTGCATCGGGCCACGTGCTCATAATGTTTCGGTATTGCACTTTCATTTTCCGAAACACCGTATCTACCGTGTTATCGGCCCCTGTTGCTATGTATAATTTGGCAATCGGGACTGCTTCAACCAATAGCGGCTGCCTAATTGTCCCCGGGCGGATAAGTAAAGCTCCGGTTCCAGCCGCAACGTCATACAACGCTTCGGACACTGCTTGGTCAAACGCCGACGCATGAATGCACTCAAACAGCCTTTCCTCCATGGTTTCTAGCTCTTTAAGTGTTTGGGCGTCTTCTTGTCCGTTCTCGCCTTTTAAAAACATACCGGTCTTTAACCGAGCCCATTTTTTCATGGGCGGGACTAGCACGTTTTGAATATTAGATACAAATTTTTGAGTACCGTTTACTGCGGTTGAATCAAAAACAACTTGAGCGTTATCTCTCTTTTCGCCATGCGTAGTCTCGCTAAATAAATTCCGCTGTGGCATACAATACTCGTACACTTCTTCATACGTCGAGTCCCATTGTTGCTTGCGAGACTCTAGTGTTTTGAACGTCGCTAAAAATTTTTCTTTAACGCTCACACAACACCCCGCTCAGACGTGGACAGAAGCGACCGTCGCCCCACGGTTCCGCGCCTTAAAGCCAACAAAGCCGTAGTATTTTCCAGAGAAATCTGCTCGCGTTGCGCTCGACTTTCTTCTTCTTGCTCTAACAACTGTTCTTGTTGCATCTCTAACTGTTTACGCTGTACTGAGTCGTCGTATTTGGGACTGCCGCCACCCATAGTTTACCTCCATGTTGTTTATTTGCCAAACATATCTTGCCGCCATTTAACACCAACCACCGGTACAAACTGTACGGCGTAAACGCATAATTAGTTATTCCTAGTGCCATTTTAACTATACTAACACATCCCGGTATTATATTTCCAATATGAAACCCCGATCGACAGTCTCGTTCGATCGTTTCATATTCAACAACTAAATACTTCGAGCGGTCAAAATGCCCAGCTAAAACTTCCTCGGCCGTTTGATTCTCGTATAGTTTCGTGTTTATATTAAACCCCGTGTAATCAACGGCTACCGTGTGCGGGCTAATTGTTCGTAAAGCAAACACGTGTTGGATATTTCGGTCTAACACTTTTTTTAAAAGCCGCATAGTTGGGTGTTTAGTTGGGGGTATTCTCCTAAACACCACATACCATCTAATCTTTTTCATGCCCATAGTATACTAAAATATTTTAAATTTCGGAAGTACCGTCGGCTTTTGCATTTTCTCGTTTCGACCTAACATTGTTTTATGCTCGCCCCCGCCCAATAACGCATACTGCAACGCATCATGTGGGTGGCTAAACCGATTTTTCTCCGGCTCCAATTTGTACTTTGCCTCGCCGCCAACGTTCAATCGCTTATAGTGATACCCGCCGTTAAAGCCCCGACGCACCATGGGAGCTTTCTGTCGGCTTATTACAACCCCCGGTAAGCCATTGCTCGACCGCAACAACGGCGACAATACCGCTTCTCGTCGGACTTCAAACTTATTGGATGGTGCTGGGCGCACAAACAACTGTTCTTTTTTAAACAGATCAAACGCAGTAATCCCTTGCTGATCTCTAAATCCACCAGACGGATCGCCCCATAACTCAATATTCGCTTGGCTATACTCTTTCGTTAAATACTTATTAAGATTTCTAGCAAAGTCTTGGAGCGGCCACGTCTCGCCATCGGGCGTTAGAAATTCATCAACTACTCGCCAACGGCCAAAGGGGTCTCGTTGCGTAATTACCGCCGACGGGGTGAGTCCAAAGTCCACACCCACAATTACTGGCAATACCGGATCATACTTCACATCCGAGCTAGAGTGCGTGTTGTCTATGTAGTTTTCGCCATATACCGGTTTGCCTTCCTGTATAAACCCATAATCCCCATGCACGTACACATCAATCCATTCTTGTGGCTTAGCCGCCATCATATTCGTGTAGTAATTAGGCGGTAAATTTTCCACATTCTCCGCGCTTTCACTGAGCCCAGACGGTTGATCGAAAAACACCCACCCGTCCGGCTGTTTAACCTCCGCCATGTTGTACCACCAGCTAGAATCATCGGGCGGGTTAGTGTCCGCTATAACGCCAAACCGAGTCGGCCATTGCCCCTCAAAACCTTCGGGCTTCTCTCTGTGCGACGGATACCGACCTACCCGCCCCGTAGCTGCGTCTAAAATCTCTTTCAAAATATAACGCGCCTCATTAAACCATATCATTGTCGCTTCCAACGACAATAATTTCTTAACGTCTTCCGGGCGGTCTAACGCTAAAAAAATAACCTCCGCTTCCACATCGTCAATCTTAATATGATGCGAAATCGGCGGTTTTCGGTTTACCTTACCAAACACTTCTTCCGGGAACCAGTCCAGCCAAGTCTTTAACGTCGTCGTCTCAAGCTCCGGTGCCGTATTCCTAACCACGATATGCCGCGTCCGACGAATCCCGTCTTTTGATTTTTCTTGGGTCTTCATAACCACAAACAACTCAAAACACATACCCACCGACTTACCCGAGCCAATCGGCCCTTTCACCCCCCGAAAAAACGCATCCGAGTTATGAAACTTCGAAAGCGTTGGGGATGCCTTATAATTTAATTCAAACTTCACACTCATTCGGGTATGGCCACTCTTCCCATTTCTCATTTATTTTTTCTGGCGGAAAATCTTTAGGGCCTCGTATGCACCCCCAACTGACGTAAAACTCTTTAAATTTAAGCACCGGGTTTATGTCGCCCTTGGCCGTTCTGGGGTAAATGCGATACTTTAGACTTTGGCAGTCGCCCACCGCCCTCAGAACTAAAAAGTCATCACTAGCCGATACCGCCCTGTTCCACAAACCTTCGGGAACCCGAGCGGCTTTTAACCACGCCTTTTTTCTTACTAACTTTTCCAAAAGGTCCCTATCGTAAGTCTCTTCTAAAAACGCAAACGTCCGCCTCTCTGGGCTTGCGTCTATTTCCTCCTTTGCAACCACCGTATCGTACATATACACCGTTACGTGCCACACACAGCTAAACGTGTTTAGTTGCGCGCGTACTGAGTAGCCCCCATCCACCACAAACTCAACCACAGCATCCGTCCCCAAGGGCTCATGTTTCTTATTTTTCTTAAACCAATTAAACAATTTCAGAATCATCCGTTTTTTTAGCCCGTGTACGCTTTGGCGCGGCAACCTTGGCTTGATACGCTTCCTTATCATGCGGGTTTAAATTCTCCCACGCCAAAATAGCCGACACAGGCCTCGGCTCACCACAAACATCGCACTCCCTCAAAAACAAATTCGGATTAACAAACCCCTTATTCAACACGCCGCCATTCGCTGTCGCACAACCAATACAAATAACCTGAATCTTAGACATCTATAACTTCTCCTTTTTCTTGCTTAACCGATCCTAAATCAATGTTTATGTTTATCTGAGTCTTACTACCAGTATCCTCCATACCACCATGACCTGTAAACTTCATTTTATTACTAACCATACTTGCCAACGCCCCCGACACCCGAGAGTCCCCCTCCTCAAATCGCTGCATCAACGACTGCAACACCTCCTCAAACTGCCCCGCCGCAATTTTTGCATCCAACATTACCGCCTTCACATACGTCTTGTGAACACTCACCACAACCTCTTCAATATGCGGCTTTTTTAACCACGTCGCCGCCACTCGCTTATCAACCCCAGCTGCTTTCGCCGCCTTGTCCGGGTCCAACGTCTTCTTATACTCCTCTAAAAAAGCAATTTGGGCCATCGTATACGCATAATGCTCCGGTATTTGTACCGGGTTATTCCGATCCGCTACCAACTCCACCGGTGGATTATCCTTATCCACATCCTTAAATTTCTTTTTTACACGAGCCATAACGTCCTTATCTATTTTTTTATTAATCTCTTTCATGCATCCGTTATGGCAGCAGTGTGTTGTCGTTTGCTTGGTTTAGTTTGTGAGAGAGAAAAAGAGAGTGAAATGATTTTGTCTCCACCACTACCATAACTCCCCCCAATGTACCATACACTTTAAACTCCGTCAAGCCTTTAGCCACGTTAAGTTCATGCTGAAGCTTTTTAAACTCCGTCAAGCCTTTAGCCACGTTAAGTTCATGCTGAAGCTTTTTAAACTTTACCCTTTTTGTAAAGCTCAAAAAATACAGAGGCGGTTTAGATAACGTTATGGCGACAAGTCATTTGGCGGGTACCCCCCACGAAATATGACCCCCCGGGGGGTGTCTGTAACACTGTACTATATTCGTTTTCGTTGTAAACTCAAGCAATTATT